CTTACTGTATTGGGACACAGAGGTGTGTGCCGATGAGAAGTATGAAGGCGCGGAGATTGACAACTTAACGAGTTCTACCAAACCCGAGGGCGGGGGTGGCACGATGGTTGAGTGTGTCCCTGCTTACATCACAGAGCATAGCATCAAGGCACAAGCCGTGGTGGTGTTGACCGATGGGTACTTGGGTGGCTCATGGGGTACATGGACTATACCCGTGTTGTGGTGCATTGTTAATGGTAGTAAAGAAGTAGCCGATGTTGGCAAAACAATTCATGTTAACGATTGAAGGGGAACGAAATGAAATTCAATACATTTGATTCAGTAGCAGAAGTTTACGAGGCGACCAAGCCCGTGATCAGTAAGAACTATACGAAGGAAGCAGACATGCGTCCTATCGGTGAGCGTCGCTATGCGTGGAGACGTATTAAGAAGTACGACGACAACTGCTATGCGTTGTTAGATGGTGACTACAGCGGACACTACACGAGCGATGACTACGAGAAGGCCATGGCACCTATCATGTGGACACGAGACCCCGAGAGTGGTGACACGTTTATACGTGTTCGCAATGGCACCGCGCCGTCTGCGCATCATGGACGCTATCGGTTTCTACATTACCACTTACCGCAGACAATCAGTTTCCACATCGAGCAGAGTGGGGCACAGTATCTGCACGTATGTACAGACAACGCACTGCGTGATAAGTACAAGTCTCGCGAGTGGGAGAAGTTCGAGTTACCCAAGACTAACTACTCATGGAACCACAGCAACAAGCGACCGAATGGTGTGGACGACAACATGTTCCTGACATTCAAGTGCAACGAGGATGGCACGTTCGAGCGGTGGGGTGAGAAGATCATTGTGCGTACGCGCAACATTGACATGGACTTGAAGCGCGAGTGGAAGCCACGTCTGCAAGCGTTTTATATGTTCATGGCATCTATCGTACCCATGCTTGAGTTCACATGGGCGACACACAACGAGTACGTCAATCAGATTGACGAGTGGAAGCAAGATCATGATGCTACGCATGCGTTTGGTACCGCATGGGGTAGAACAACTTTGTATGGCATACCAAAAGAAGTTGCACGAGACATCGTGACAAACACAGAGCACCCGTTACGCGTAGCAGTAACGGCATTGATAGCACGAGAGACCGAGGGACATCGAGAGATTAAATCCCAAGAACAGTTACGTGAGGTACGTAAGAAGTACAACTACGTCATGAATAAATTTTTACACATGCAAGAAACGAAAGAGGTATAACATGGCATACAGTCACATCACAGTAGCGCGTATCAATAAAGATACGGCAGATTACATCGAGCGGTTCAACACCCGCACCCATATCCCGTCACCCAATGACGCGACCGAAGATACTACTATGCAGATATTCACCAAGAACACACGGGTGATTGATGGCATGTACGTCAGTAAGAAGTTGGGTACGTTATGCGACGCTATTCTTAAGGTCAACCGCCATGTGAAGTTTGGTGTTGCCAAGCATACCAAGGGTGAGTTTGTTCATGGCACCAATCGTCAGGCACTAGCCGAGGTGTGGGTGTACATGCCCGAGCATGAGTACGCCATGATGCGTGTGGGCTTTGCCGACTACGCTGTGAAGGGGCACATGGAAGGTAAGTTCGGGGTGTACTCTCGCCTACTACAGAACAACAAGTTCAACCCACAACGCGATCAGTATTACATGGTAGCGTCTGACGACATAGACCGCATCATGAAAACTGTGAAGAAGGTGATGCGTCCGTACTCACCGCATGAGACAGCCAACGTGGTGTTCGAGTCATACCAAGGTAAGGTACACAGTAACGTGTGGAAAGCCACGTCCGAGGCGCGGGAAGCCAAGGATGCCACGATAGGTCTTAACGACTTACGCAATGAGTTGTTTGCACTGTACGACTTGGGCTACGAGTTCGCGTCCGAGACTCTCAAAAACAAGGTAGGTAAGTGGAAGAAGGCGGTGACTGAGTTGAACGAAGCTGAGGCTAAGAAGCGTAACGCATACTTTGTGAGTGTAGTACTGCGTGGTGAAGAGTTACTGTGCAATGTGATGACTGTCGACGATGTCAGGAATATACACATAATCAAGGATACAAACATATCGCAGGTGTTCAAGATGGACGACTTGCCCGAGGACATCGCAGAGAAGGTCGCGACCTTGGGTATGGTGGACAAGGGGCACTACGTCGAGGATGTAGGTATGAAGGTATCTGATACTACGTTTTGGATTGACAGAACATGAAAGAGTTTGACATCGAGGGTCATACCAACTACCTTGCGTATATTAAGTTACGGGAGGGCACCGCCATACCCGAAGCCATACGCACCTTGGTGACACAACCCGTGGCACGGGAAGATCGACTGCGCGTACTCAATAGGGTATGGCAATCCGATATTATTTCTCTGTCGTACAAAATGTTAGAGAACATACCCATGATCAGTGACGACAACATCTACCGAGTAAGTGTTTGTCCTGATGGCGTTGATGTTGTTTGTTTCGGAATGGGTGTTGACACCATCCATGATGGGCATTATATTAACGTTGACGTTCTACCCAAATGGGTACAAGAACGCCTTGCTGTATTGATGATGATGACCCACACCCCTCCAACAGAAGAAGTGGAAGGTGTAGGCCGCAGAATATCTCGTGACGTGTATTGGGTGTACAAGCCCGATAGCGTTATGTGATGTGTTGTTAGTCACTGACTAACATTGTTTAACTTAGAACGAAGGAAACTAAAATGCGTAAAAAGAAATCTGCTACACAACGTGTACGCACCTTGATCGAGCAAGGCCACAGTAACAAAGACATTGTGGCTCAACTCAAATGCAAACCACAGGTGGTGTACAACGTACGCTATCAAATCAACAAGTCCAAGGGGCTTGGTGCCTTGGGGCAACAGGGAACTGGCATCTCTGCGCCCGCCCCCTACAAGCCAATCACGGCTAACGTGACACCTAACACGACACCAATCAAGGCGGGTGAGTGGGTGGACATACATCTGCCGATTACCATGGAGGAGCCCCCAACTTTATGGCAACGTATCAAGGGGTGGTTCCGTGGCACAAACGCCTGAGTCAAAAGTCAAGGCTAAAGTAGTAGCCCAACTTAAAGCGTTGGGTGCTTACTATTTCTACCCCGTCACAGGGGGATATGGTGGAAGCGGAGTGCCCGACATTGTCGGGTGTCTCCGTGGTAAGTTCTTTGCGATTGAGTGCAAAGCAGGGAACAACAAGCCGACCCCATTACAACAAAAGAACATTGACGCTATCACTAAGCAAGGGGGCTTGGTGTGGGTAGTCAACGAAGAAAACTTAAACGAAGTGACCAACATACTGGAGGCAATACCATGAACAATCAACGACCAACCCCATTCGATACGGGAAAGATCAAGATCGGTGTGCATTACGAACGCAAGAAGCCACTACAAGATGGTGGCGTGTTTGCTGAGATGTTACAGAGTGCATTGATCGACCCGCCTAAACCTTGGTTTGACCGCATCATCCATCGTCTTAAAGTCAGACACTTTACAAACGTATGAGAATGACTGTAACCAAGAAGGTGCGCATCACCCTGCGTGAAATACCTGACGGCCTGACCTTAGAAGAACTTGCTGAGGTGTCAGGCTGTACACGAACCAACGTCAGGAAAGTTTTAAAAAACATGCCTGACGTATACATTGACAGATGGGAGCCCGCGCCACGTAAGCAGTACAAGGCCGTGTGGTGCGTTGTTATCCCGCCAACCGATTGTCCAAGACCCGAAGGAGCAAGTGATGAGTGAAGCCGAGCGCATCGCCACAGAAGCCGTTGATGAACAAGTCAACTACTGGCCTTTCCCAAATAAGTTGTTGGGAACACAACCACTTAACAAGTTACCTTTCAATCCTGATAACCATGAGGATGCACCGCTATGAGCGCGTTTGCAATTAAAGCGAAGCCCCCGAAGTTACATTCACGTTATACATACGTGTATGTTGACCAAGGTGGGTGGCGTGTCCATACAAATCGCGTGTGGTCATTGGTCAAACCTGCCATTAGTTTGGCAGACCAATACCTGCGCACACAACATCCAACTATTCAGCAGTTCTGCCATGAACAATTACGTAACACCACGTTATCTTTCTTTGATACGTACCCCGGAAAACACGTACTGCGTGAGGCAGAACCTGAGCATCACACGCCCATATCCATCAACATACTTGAGAGGAAGTACACAAACTACTTAGCCGATAAGATTGCATTGGCGCGTCGTGTACAGAAGAACGATCTACAGGACTATCACCCGATAAGTCATTTCACTAAACAGCAAGCCCTTGAGTACAGCGATAAGGACAGGGTGTTGTTTATCAAAGAGAGATCAGGCACTCGCGGAGAAGGTGTTAGTTGTGTACGCAGTACTGACCTAGAGACGACCGAGGTACCCGCTACGTGCGTCATCCAAGAGAGCGTATCTAATTTGGTACTACACAACAAGCGTAAACTTGTTATCCGCTTCTACATTCTGATCTACAACCAATGCGTGTACATCAACCGCAATGGTGTGGCTATCGTGCATGGGTTTGACTACGACCCCGAATCGACTGAACACAGGGTGCAAGTGCAACACAACGGCAAGGATGCGGTGATCGACAGATTCCCGTTCCCACAACATCCGGCATACGACTATTGGTTTAACAAGACTGTGGAATCAGTCAGGGAGTTCGCACCAATATTTGATGATGCAAGGAAACAGTCATCGTTGTTCAGATACTCACTGATTGGTGCAGATGGATTGCCATGCACCGACGAGCGCATGCGTCTGCTTGAGTTCAATACGTATCCGAACATGATGAAGCCTCCAATGGAAACGCCCGTGTACATCCCCGTATTCTCTAGCCTACTCTTGTACACGATGGCAGGTATCAACAACGATTCATGGGTGAGGGTTATATGAACGACTGTCCAAACTGTGAGTACCACAGGCAACGAGCACAACTGTGGCGTGAGGAAGCCTACAGACAAGCAGGGCATCCGTTGCCTGAGCGTGAGTGGGTAGGGCTGACGGAAGATGAGGTGTTTGCACTTAGCAACACAATGCCGTATGCAGATCGTTTTGATTTTGCCCAAGCCATTGAAACCAAACTAAAGGAGCGCAACGCATGAACAATAGTTGGGTGTATGTAATTTTGTCCGCAATGATATTTGCGTTTTGGGCTTGGGTTGTTTATTTAACGGGGGGTATATGACTGAACTAAATATATGGGAGAAGGCCATGGGGTGGCGTAAGCGTCAGATGATTCAAGCTGATCTTGCACGTGACCACACCAACGTACGCAATGCTACGTTAGAAGAAGTGGCACAAGAACTTGAGAAGATGAAGACAGCGTTTGGCGCGGACACTATAGCAAGTTTTACAGTACACATAAGGAGTATGAAACGTGAGTGGTTTCGTTAAACGACAACTTAGTATGGGTAGTCAACAACCACTACACCAATACAAGTTATGTAGTAAGTGTGAAGAAGCGAGGCCCCCGGAAGGTGGCGTACAGATGAGTCCTAACAGATGGCACTGCGCCCTTTGTTGGACTAAGCGGGTAACAATTCGTAATTTAAATGGAGTGAATAAATGATAGATCATGATGACTTACTTATCCTGAGAGCAGGACTTAACGGCACGAGTGCGGACGACATACAGGTTAATGGTACGCACTACAAAGACATGCCTATACAACCATGGGCGATCATGGAAGCGGTGATGACTTACGACGAGTTCGTAGGATTCCTAAAAGGCAACATCATTAAGTACAGCTTACGCGCAGGGCGTAAGGATGGGAGTGATGACGCAGGGAAAGCCGAACACTACATGCAAAAGTTACGAGAAGTAACGCAAGCAGGCCCATGGGCTTAACAACATAACAGGAGAACGAAGATGATAGGTAATGACGAACTGAACGAAGCCACTGCGATACTGCGCGGTGCGTGGAGACAAACAACTGAACACAAGGGTGGTTACTGCACTGTGTGCGATAGGTGGGGCAAGATCAATACCCTGCCGTTGACAGGGAGCATGGTCAAGGCGTTGATGTGGTTGCACCGAGAACATGCCGCATCAGGCGAGATGTGGATTAACGTACCCGAACGTGCGCCTCGCTACGTCATGCGTTCTTATGCTATCTCTACGCTTAAGCATTGGAATCTGGTGGCACAAAGATACGCGCCGCCCCCGACCAAGGAAGAGATCAAGGAAGGCGCACCGCGCAAGACCAAGACATCAGGTATGTGGCAGATCACAGCGCATGGTATTGACTTTCTAAACGAGTTGGTCAAGGTTCCCAAGAAGTTGTTTGTCTATAACGATACCCGAGTGGGTGCAAGCGATGACCTTGTCACGGCACGTGAGTGCTTTGAAGAAGAGTTCAACTACGACGAGATGATGGCAAGCACGTACGCCCACAAGGGTGACATACAACTAGACGATGGAGAAGAAGATGAATCTAATCACGATTGACTTTGAAACTTATTACGACAGAGAATTCTCACTGTCTAAAATTACAACAGAAGAGTATGTACGCAGTGATATGTTTGAAGTCATTGGCGTTGCAGTCAAAGTCAACAACGAAGAAACTGTATGGGCAAGCGGTACGTATGAACAGATCAGGGATTGGCTACAGAAATCATTTAATTGGGCAGACTCGATGGTCGTGGCTCACAACACACTGTTCGATGGTGCTATTCTTAACTGGCGCTTTGGTATTTATCCTCGTGTTTGGCTTGATACTCTGTGCATGGGGCGTGCTCTACATGGTGTGGAGGTGGGCGGTTCACTCAAGGCGTTGGCAGAGAGGTACAAGTTGGGCGAGAAGGGCACTGAAGTCTTGAACGCCCTTGGC